TGCCATCCACCATGCCCCGCTAGGCACCGCTTCACAACCTTGGCTGCGCCACGGCGCGCCATCGCATCCTGAGCCCATGTGAGCCCAGCACCATTGCATGGTTCAGCGTGTCGCACCTCCGCGCCGTCCAAATCGTAACTCTGTGTAACTCCGCTCGCAACCATGTCTTTCGCGTACTCCGCCGCGTATCGTCCAAGTCGTGGGACTCGGCCTACCTTGTTCAGATTTCTCCTGGCGCGTTTCAGCATGTGTGGCCCAACCTCAACGTCGTAACGCCGCCGTCTGACCACTTTCCCTCCAATCACGTCCCATTGCATGTCTGGATACATACCAAGTGCCATTCCAAACCTTTCACTCAGCTGAGCACGCCAGTCAACCGCGCCCTCATCTTTGAATCTTCTGTTACTCGTTGACCAGTATTCAAGCATGGCGCTCAGGTCACTGCGACGCCAGCCCAATTTCCCGCCTTGCCGCCGCCACACGCCATTAGCACTGCTTATCACAGTTCTGATGGCCTCCACACCACCCTCACTAGGTTTATGTTGGCTGTCGGCTGAAACGAAACCTCCAATCAGCCTCAATGCTGAGCCGCGCGTAACTGAGTCCTTGTACCATACTCGCAAGAATTCAGCCCAGCTTCCCTTATCACGCGCGAAGTGTTGCTTGTCGTACTGCCCAACCTGACCCCCGGCATCAAGTATTGCTTGCGCCAACGGCCCTGCTAGCGGTTCACTCCACACCTCGCGACTGTCATCTCCCTGGTGGCCGGCCACCATGCGCCGCCACCCAGTCTTTTCCTTAACCATTTGGGCAGCCACTCTACCTGCACACGAATTGTGCACGCAATGGAACATCATTGTGTGTGCCCAGCCGGTTTGTAACCCGAATTCCCATTTATTGTACACACCATCGACATACACGCCAACGTCATCTAGACACCGCGACATGTGTTCGTAGTCAGCGGCCATCTCATCTTCACCAAGTCGCCGGCACGCCGCCTGTGCCGCATCGTAGAACATTTGCATCCTCTCGTGTTTGTGGCACAGGTTGTAGTTCTTGTAGTCTCTGCACGCCACATAGCCAACATCCTGCCACTGCATGAATAGTGCATTTTCTTTCTCCTTCCGTGCTTCACTCCACATTAAGGGCACATTCTCCAGCGTTCCCAAGAAACGTGCCTCACCGTATGCACTCACACGTGCTGAGCTGAGATAGTATCCAAATGTGCCTGGCACCAAGTTACGCAACTTAGCAATCTCTAGCTTCCACATCCAATTCGATTTGGCGTGCATCTGCCCGTACTTCAGCGCCTCTTCCTCACCCTTAGTGAAGTATATGATCGCCAGCTTCTTGTTAAGATGCATCTTATCTATCTCATCC